TTTAAATCTACATCGGCTCTGACAACAAATACAGAGTTAGTTACACCTAAAAGGCTATAAGCTGATAATAATCCGTATTCGTTACGCTCTCCACCATGAACTGGTGAAGATCCTGGTGTTTGTTCAAAAAACGGAACTCCGTAACTGTCAACAAGCTCACGCTGGCTTGTAATTCTAAACGCTCTGCCAATATTGGCTGCCAATGTTCCTGCGGCTGTGCCTGTGCCAGCTGCATTTGTTTTATTTTCTGCGGTTGCGATTACAATAAGTGGAGTTGTACCTGGTTCTGCAGGTGTGTAAAAACTCTCGTCAATTACTGTAACTTCTACGCCCGGTGATGTAAGTGCCATACCCTATTCTCCTGGTAATAGTTGATAATATTATTTAGCGGCATTGACTAAAAACGGGCGGTTATGCTACCAAGAAAAGGGGTAAGAAAAGGACGGTTATAAATATTTGTATGCGTTCTTTATGTAAAACCTGTAGAAAAAGACCCTGTGGTATTAATTATTACAAGGAATCTAAACCTTATTATCGCAGTCGATGTGATACCTGTGCTCGTGGCAGCAAACCAAAGAAACCACGCTGGGCTCAATCTGGATACCGCAAGAAGATGTTTTGTGAGAAATGCGGATTTAAAAGCAAACACTCTGAACAGTTTGATGTCTATCATATCGACGGCAATCTAGACAACTGCCGTCCTAACAATCTCAAAACTGTCTGTGCAAACTGTCAACGTACCTTGCAAAAAGAAGGTGTAAAGTGGAAGCAAGGTGATTTAATTGCTGACTTCTAATGATTCACTCTTAATCAATTGTTCTAAATTCATGTACAATTGACTAACTAATCCGTTGTTGTCTATTACAACATCGAATTCTGTACCTATCCAGGCAGTTTCTGAAGAATGAATTCCTAAAGATTTTAACTTGTTTATATCTTCAATATTACCTTGATTTGCTTCAAGGGCTGTGTTATACCAATCAGGCAAAGCGCCACGCTGTACCCAATATATTTTACCGCCTGCTCGCTTGATTGCAGAAATCTCGTTAGGGAAACGACAGTCACTGATTACCACATTGTCTTTGCTGTTTCGTAGTTTGTTTTCAAGACTTGCAATCCAAATATCGTCATGAAAGCCACGACGACAAACTTCAGTACCCCAATATTGTAAGACCCAACGGGGAGTTAGTGTAGGCATTGATAGACGTTCAGCCCACCATGGATCTACAGTTTCTCTCCATTCTCTGGCTTCTTTGGTGCGTCCTTCAAGCAGAGTTCTATCCCAACCAAACACCGCAGCCACAGCATCTTTTAGAGTCGATGCAAACGATTCGCGTCTAAATTCGTGAAAATTTTGTAAGTAATCTGCTACAGTATCTTTGCCACTTCCGATAAAACCCACAACGCCGATAATTTGCATGTTTTGTCTCCTATTAGACAAATTTTACATTGATCCTACTGTAGTGTCAACAGTTTTATTTGATTAGTTTATTCAACTGACGAACAATTTTACTGGCAACGTTGAGTTTTTTCGCTCTTTTGGTTTTACGAGCCTGTGCAGGCGCAGTGCGAGCACGTGTCTGCTTCATACGCTGAGACTGTGCCACGTTAGGGTGAGCAAAACATTTGCTGGGGTGGCTCACTAAGCGGCTTTTGCGAGGACCGCTGGTGCAACGAAACTTCATCTTATATGCAGAACTTTTTACTTTGGGTTTAGAACGCCCAAATGCTGCACGGACTTCGTAAAAGTCCTCGTCGTCTTCTGTTAGAAATTCAAATGCTCTCATTTATCCGATAATCCAAGAATAGCCCTGTCCGCCAGATACCAGATTTACCAATTCCATAGTCAATCTATCAATATCTGCTTGTCCTTCTGCCTTCATGCTAGCACCATTTAGTGCAGTTCCGCCTTGTGGACCAGCAATCGATGCAAATTTTTCACGTGCCTGCCCCAAGATAATTTTGCAGTTGGCAAGACTGTAGTCTTTGATCCATTGTCCTGCATAGGTGTCTTCAATTATGGCAAAATCTGGGCGAACATTATATACCCAAAGCATGACAGTTTCGTTTGCACGGGGACGTTGCTGTATAGTTATCTTACGACTTTGAGCATGCCACGTAAAGTTGATGAATGATCCAAACATTTTACCAATCTGTTCTTGATAGCCTGCAAATAGTTCATATGTTAACAGCCCGCCCATGTTGGTTGAACTCAACAAGTAGGTGTTGGTATAAGCCAAGTTAAATGGCTCAAAAACAGTGCCGCCGGAACCGTTGCCTGTGCGCGAACCAATACTGCGACGATATATTTGCCTAACCTGCTGTATTTCTTTAGGTAAGATATATTCATTCTGCTCTTCTTGCAGTGTAAGAAATGCAAAACTTTCTTCTACAGCATTGTCTGAACGCTGTCGAAAAACACTCAGTGCTCTATCTAACGCTGTAGAATAGTGTATAGGATCTAATTCAACATCAATCATTCCGTCGCCAAGCATAGCGCGGCAAAAATCGTATACACCTTGTCGGGCTTGGTCATTTTGGCTCATATAACTATTTATCTGTGCGATAAATATATTACCACACTGAAATATCAAGGAGAATTACAATTCCTCGCTTATCACTTTACAGACCTCAAAAAGGCAACGATTATAAATTTATAGATAAAACAGCATTTGAGATGTTTCAGGTTGGCGGTACTGATGTATTGATACACAAATATCTCGGACCTGGATCTATAACCGAATGGAGTGTTTCAGTTAACTACACTGCCGGAACATTGGTTAGTAGAAATAACATTGTCTACAAAGCATTAGTACAGAATACTGGACAGCAACCTCCTAACGAAGATGTTTGGGATTTTGTTAGAGAGGGTACACCTAGTCAACCTGTATACAGCGAAGACGATCCTTTTCAAATACAGGATCTACTGTTTTTAGAAAATCGCAGTCGCAAGTATGACAGTGATGTTTATATACTGCGTGGTGTTTACAATCTCAATGATATTGATTTTAATCTAAGCCAATTTGGATTGTTTTTACAAAATGATACAGTGTTTATGACTTTTCATATCAACGACACTGTAGGAAAATTAGGCAGAAAGTTGGTTTCGGGTGATGTAATAGAATTGCCTCACCTTAAAGATGAGTATGCATTAAACGATTTAACATTTGCTCTGAAGAGATTTTATGTTATTGAAGAAGTTACTCGTGCAGCAGAAGGATTTTCAGTTACTTGGTATCCACACTTGTATCGTGCCAAATGCAAACCACTGGTAGATAGTGAAGAATTTAAAGATATACTAGATAGCGTAGCAGACAGTGACAACTTCAAAGGTCCTTGGGAGGGCGATGTTACCTATTTCCCAGGTGATGTGATTACTGGACCAGACGGAAAAGACTACACTGCTATTGATCCAGAGGCGATTACCTGGGACGAAGGCGAAGTTTATTATCCAGGTGATATTGTATCTCTACCTGATGGTACCAAATATATTGTAGTTGACTCCAATGTTCTGCCTTGGGACGGCAATACCACTTACATGCCCGGAGATACTTTTACTGGACCTGATGGCTTAATATATCAAGTCAAAGATGTACCAGAAACTCAAGAAGGCATTAGCGGAGAATTATCTCCTAATGCTAACTACTACGAACCTGTCCAAGGTACAGGTGTTACCGGTGTTGATCCTACAGAGAGTGATAGATACGAGGTTATCAATGTACCTCTAGACGGAATTACAAATATATTTCCACCAAACTCAACCTATTGGGAATTGGCAGACAGTCTGCGAGATATTGTCAGTACCTACAATACAGAAATGCAGATTACTGCTGCGGTACTTAATCAGGCAGAAGCAGATGCACCCCGCAGTGGCTGGGATACCAGCAAGTTTTATACTGTTCAAAGAGACGAAAGCGGACGAGTTGAATTAACAACTGTTGACACTGAAACACTAGATGCCAGTCTGCAGGTTCAAGCAACTGACGAACAAGGTAATCTGTTATTTGACGATAACAACGACCCTGTTTATGTCGGATCAACTGCCAGTTCGGTTTTTAGAAATCCAGAATACAATGACTACGGTGGACAATGGTTAATTGGCGATGGACAACCACCAAATGGTGCTCCTTTCACTGCTGGTATTAGTTTTCCATTAACAGCAGTAGATGGGCAATACTGTCTTAGAACAGATTTCAAACCCAACAGACTGTTTAGATTTAACGGTTCAAGATGGGTAAAGATGGAGGACAATGTGCGCATGACTATGAGCAATATGGGATTCAAGGATGTGGTAGATGGTGGCTCACCGGATAACGTATTCCAAGGTAAAGAAGTTAGACAGACACAGAAAGGAACATTTATCAATAACGAAAATAGTGATCGAATTAACAACAAGGTTGTTCAAGAAAAACAAGCACTAAGTAAAGTACTTAGACCCAAGGCGGACGAATAAATGGATTGGTTTTATGACGGGCAGATAAGAAGATATGTCACACAGTTTATGCGTATCTTTATAGGTTTTCAATATAAAACAGGCGATGGGGAATTGCGTCATGTACCAGTCATGTATGGCGACATGACAAGACAAGTTGCCAGTATCATTAAAGAAAATTCTGAAAATAAACTACCATCAGTGCCACGAATAGCGTGTTATATTTCAAATATAGAATTGGATAGAACTAGACTAAGTGATGCTACGTTTGTCAGCAAAATGAACGTTAGAGAGCGCAACTGGGAAAACGAAAACGGCGAAATTGTCTATGACAATACTCAAGGTGGAAATTATACTGTTGAACGATTAATGCCTACTCCTTTTATGCTGACTATGAAAGCAGACATATGGACCAATAATGTAGATCAAAAATTGCAGTTATTTGAACAGATAGCAGTA